ACAAAAGAGAATAAAAACGGACAATTATATTGTTCGCAATGTGGATTAAAACATTAAGAGTAGCTTTGGTTACAAAGTTGCTCGAAGTTGGAATATAACTACTCGCTAACACTTATAAAAGTATTACTTTATTATGGCAACACCTAAAAAATATACAAAAGTCAAAGTTTTGAAAATCACTGAAATTCAACATCAAACGTTAAAAAAATTAGATTCCTATCAAATCAATGTGGCGCAATTTATCCGGGATGCGATCCAGGAAAAGATAAAAAGAGAATACAAAGAACTGATCCCAAAACCAAAAAAAGAATATTATCCATTTTAAATTATGAATTCCACACTACATTCAACAAAATCAGCAGCTTCAACACTGGGTTTTCATTATTTGAAAGTCTTGAATCGTGCCGAAATTTTATCCCTGGAACCAATAAAGCAAAACCAAACCTTTTTTTGGACTGAAGTTCAGATTCAGAAAATTAAAGATTATTCAGAAACTAGAAAACAACGCAAAGATTCGGTGAATAGGTTTCAACCGGAAAACATAAAGATTATTGAAATGTTTCTTTCGCAAAACAATAATTCAATGACTGAAATTCAAAAAACAATCCACTTGCCGTTGAATTATATCAGTAAGGTGATTAATTATTATTTAGAAAATAAATGTGTAATTGTAGAATCAAAAATGAATTCATTATAAAAAATCACAAAATGAGGGAAACCGTAAAGAAATTAAAAATAAAATGATAAACTTTAAAAATTATTCAATCAGTTCTTTAAAATTAATTTCTAATGCAGTACAAATTTTAAAAAGCGTTCCGATGGTGGTATTTATTTCACCGCGTTCAATCCTTCCGATTTGGCTCACAGGAATATTAGCATCGTAAGAAAGCAAAACTTGCGAAATGTTTTTCGACAGTCTTTTGGCTCGAAGTTTTTCGCCTACTGATTTTATAAACCGCTTTTCGCTTTTATTGTTCACACAACAAAATTGCAATAGTATTTTAAAACAAAATAACGCATATATGACTTATATCATATTTTAAGAAAAAATAAAGAATCATATTTACACACTAAATATCAAATGAAACCAACACAAGATCAAGTCAATTCCGTTCCTTTTCAATACGCCACTGATGTTTTATCCGGCAAGATAATCACCGGAAAATGGATCCAACTGGCAGCACAACGTTTCTTCGATTGGATTGAAACGGCCGAAGCGGATGGTTACGAATTAGATCATCGCCAGGGAATGTTTGCTATTGATTTTTTTCCTAAATTCTTGACACATACAAAAGGACCTTTGGCAAAACTGAAGCTTCCATTTGTGTTGTCACCATACCAACAATTTACAATTTACAACATATTCGCCTGGATAAACACCGAAACAAAATTGCGCCGTATCAATTTCATTTATGAAGCCGTAGCGCGTAAAAACGGAAAAACAACACAGCTTTCAGGATTGGGTTTGTATTGTCAAGCGTTAGATGGTGAAGAAGGTCCTGAAATTTATGTAGGTGCCACAAAAGAAGCACAAGCCAAAACACTTTGGGAACAAGCGTTTTCCTTTGTTGATAAATCGTTGCTGTTGCGCACATTGGGTTTCCGTAATACGCAACGCGAAATCCGTTTTTCGCACACATCCGGGGTGTTTCGGTTTTTGGGTGGTGATAGTAAGACATTAGATGGTTTGAATCCTTCAGTGGCTTTGATTGACGAATACCACGCACACAAAGATGATTCTGTTCGTGAAGTATTAGAATCGGCGATGGGTGCCAGGGACAATCCTTTGGTGTATATCATCACAACGGCTGGTTTCAACCTGAAATCATCGTGTAAATTAGCTGAAGATTCATATAAAGACATCCTTTTGGGCCTGAATAAAGACAATCACACCTTGATTATGATCCATCAAATGGATGAAAATGACGATTGGGAAGATGAATCCAACTGGATAAAAGCGAATCCAAATATGGAATACAACACCACATTGCTCGATTTTATGCGCCGTGAGTACATAAAAGCCGTAAATCAACCTTCAAAAATACCCAATTTCAAAACAAAATCGTTGAATATGTGGGTTGATGGTGCCAATGTTTGGATTCCTTCTGAAATTTGGAAACAAAATGATATTAATTTTAACCAGGACAAAAGCAAACCACGTTTGGCTGTTGATTTTGATAAATTTTTGAAATTTGGTTCGTATTCCGGTCTAGATTTATCCACCACAACAGATATAACTGCCTTCGTGGTTTTATCGGAACCGGATGATGAAGGAATTCGATATTTGAAACCGTTTCTTTTTTGTCCTGAAGATACCATCGAAAAACGGTCCAAAGAAGATCAGGTTCCGTACAGGTATTGGAAAAATGCGGGTTTCCTACATTCTACACCAGGGAACACGGTCGATTATGATGTGATTGAAGATTACATTCGAAAATATTATCCAATATTAAACATCAACCGGATTGAAGTCGATTCCTGGAACTCAAATTCCATCACAAATCACTTGGTTGAAGAAGGATATGATGTTTCAAAGTTTTCGCAAACCATCACCACCTATTCACATCCAACAAAGGTTTTCGAAAAATTGTGTTACGATGGCAAAATCAAACACGATGGCAATCCGGTAATGGAATGGATGCTTTCAGGCTGTGTGACCATCGAAGATCACAATGAAAATATAAGAATATCGAAAGGAAAATCACACGCGAACGGCAAGCGTATTGATGGAATTATTGCCGCAATTATGGCTTTGGGTGGATCGCTATCGCCTAAAGAAGAACAATCAAAATATAGTAAACCTATGGATGAAGCTGAATTTTATATTTAAAAAAAAAACATCAAAATGAGGAAAGCCGTAAGGATTATAAAAATTAATTTTAGGCTTTAAATTATTGATAATTATCACGTTTTAGATTAAAAATAACAACAACCTTTACATAACATTAATTTAATAAAAAAAACATCTTATGAATCAAATTGAATCCCCCAAAATCACTGATTTAGACCAATTACTGAACGAAAACAAGATTATGCGACAACTGGCGCGGCGGCAAGGTTTCTTTGAATACTATTTTGCCGAATGTAAAAACTACAAAACGAATCACGCGGCCTTTGATGCGGTCAATGATTTGTATTTCGAACTCTTTGGCGAATATCGATACAGTGATTTTAATGTTTTCAAAAACGCTAACTGGCACCAAAACAAAAAAAAATAATATGAAAATCATCCTGATAATACTTTCAACATTCGTGTTGGCATTACTCACCAGTGCCTTATTTGAATTAAAATTTATAGCACAAAATCCGGTCCGGTATGGATTGATAGTTTTGCTGATCCTGGTCGAACTCGCCACGGCTTTCTTTTATATAAAATCTGAAGTACAAAAATTAAATTAAAAATAAATGTCAAAACTCAAAGCTGATAACATCGCAAAAGCCATTCGCCAATTACCAAAAGCAAAAACCTATCCACCGGAAACAATAACGGTCCTGGTCGAAAAGGTGAAATATGTTTTTCATAAAAATGAAAATGAATGGTATTTCGTAATCTAAAAATAAAAATCCTGATCTAATCAGGATTTTTTTTTACCCAACACCCAACACCCAACACCCAACACCCAAAACCCAACACCCAACACCTATATAATTAAATAGTTTGAAATTCAAACCAACCACAATAAACCATAATACTAATTTTACCACATAAATTATTTTTATGTCGTTAAATCAGGCGTTTTCTTCAATGTTTGCCACACGTTCATCTGATGCTTCAGGTGGTGTTTCTTTTGTTGGTTTTCCGGGTTTATTCGACACGGCCGCTTCAGGAACCAAAGCAAACGAACGTACTTCGTTGATGCTTTCGGCTTTTTACAACGGTGTAAACCAGTTATCAAACGACATCGCAAAGCTTCCGAAAGCAGTTTATAAAAAAGACCAGGATCAAATCAATCGTTTTTCTGAACATCCGGTCAATTATCTTATTTCACAACGGCCAAACGATTTAATGAATGCTTTCGATTTTTGGAAAATCATCGAATATTCTAAAATCGTAAAAGGAAATGCTTTTGCTGAAATCATTCGAAATAAAGTTAGTGGTCAAATCACCAGCTTAATTTTTCGTTATCCTGATGATGTTTCGATTTATACTAATAATGATAAATTATTTTACAAATACAAATCCCGAAATATTGCGGCCGATGATATGTTGCATTTCAAAGGGTTCACATTCGATGGAATTGTAGGTGTTGGAGTGATCACATTTGCTGCAAAGCAATTGGGAATTTCTTTGGATTCGCAAACCTTCCAACAGGAAGTGTATAAAGATCGCGGTTTGGGTTATGGTGTTATCGAAAGTGATATTGCTGTAAATCCGCAAAATAAAAAAATGCTCGAAGATGGCTTTGCTGCAAAAATGTCATCCGGTTCAAAATTCCGTGTTCCAATGCTGGATGAAGGAATGAAATACAAATCAATTTCGATTACACCGGTTGAAAGTCAATTCCTGGAAACCAATAAAAATGGCGTGATCGAAGTGTGTAGATGGTTGAACATCGCGCCGCATAAATTAAAAGAATTAGGCAATGCCAATTATTCAAACATTTACCAGCAATCAATCGAACACGTTCAGGATTCTGTTTTGCCTTCGGTAGTAGCAAACGAACAGGAATTAAACAACAAACTTTTCGACAAAAAAGAAGCTGGTATTATTTACACCAAATTCAATATCAATTCCTTATTGCGTGGTGATCTTCAAATGAAGAAAGAGTATTACACCGCTGCAATATATTCAGGATATATGACCAGGAACGAAGTGCGCGCACTCGAAGAATTAAACCCAATCGAAGGATTGAATGAAGTGCTTCAACCGGTAAATATGCAAGCTTTATCAATGGCAAATGAAATTATAAAACAACAATCAAATGGAAATAGTACTAAATAAACCGGTAATACGTGAAGCGGTAGTTCGCGCTTTGAGTGATGCAAACAAAGAAAACCGCGAAGCTGAATTCGTGATTTCTACTGAAGCGGTTGATTCGTATGGAACCGTTTTTCGTGCTGATGGTTGGGATTTGAAACGCTATAATGCCAATCCAATTGTGTGTTTCCAGCACCGTTCATCATCCGATAATCCTGATATGATATTAGGAACATCAACGGTTCGATTAGAAGATAAACAACTGATCGCCACAGTACGATTCGAAGCTGCTGAAGATAATCCACTAGCTGAAAAAGTATGGCGAAAAGTAAAAAACGGAACATTAAGAATGGCAAGTGTGGGAGCAAGTCCAACGCGTGGCCATTGGGGCGAAAAAGCCGCTGGCGAAGATCCTGAAGTATTGTATTTTGATTCATCTGAATTATACGAATGGTCCATTGTTTCTATGGGTTCCAATCCGGATGCCTTAAAAAGAAACGATGAAACAATGGAAGCGATTCGCGCCACAATCATAAAAGAAACACCGGCAGTTGATGCACCGGTAACAAAAACACGTTCAACGCGTGATGCTCAATTAATTATTAATTCAAATTCATTAAACAAATGAAAAAATCCGATTCTTTAAAAATCGAGCGTGCCACAAAGTTGGATGCTCAAAGAACACTGGTTACTGCTGCTAAAACTGCAAACCGTGAATTGACCGATGCTGAAAACGCATCATTTGATGTATTGCAAAGCGAAATCGAATCGCTTGATGTAAACATCACAAGATCTGAAAAATTCGAAGCAAACGAATTGGCTTTTGCTGCTTCAAATGCTGGTGCTGCTGCTTCTACTTCTGAAGAAAGAGAAGTGAAAAAAATCGAAAAAAGATTTTCTATTGTTCGCGCTATTCGTTTAGCTGCACCTGGACAAATCCTTGATGGTATCGAAAAAGAAGTTCACGAAATGGGAACTGCTGAAAACCGCGCTGCTGGTGTTACCGGTGTTGAAGCTTCGTTTGCTTTGCCGCTTTCTTTTATGCGTGCTACACAACAAACTGTTTCGCAAGATTCAGGTTCTTATGGTGGTGCTTTGGTTCAAAATGGTGCGCCACAAATTGTTGATAATTTAAGACCAACACTTTTCTTGGAAGCTTTGGGTGCTAACTTTATTACTGGTTTAACTGGTGGTGATGTTCCGTTGATTGTTGCTTCTGATTTTGCAATGGAATTTCTTGCGGAAGGTGCTGCAATTACACCAGCCAAAAAAACCTATGCTGGTCCTTCTTTGAATCCGAAACGTGCCGGTGGTGCTGTTGATATTTCAAACAGATTGTTAATGCAATCATCTGTTGATGTTGAAGCGATGATTATGAAAGGTTTAAGAAACGGATTCAGTCAATTGCTTGAAGGTGCTGCAATCAATGGTGCTGGTGGTGTTGCTCCAACTGGTATTTTGTCTTATAGCGGTGTTTTAGCTTCTGCAACAACATCTTCTGCTGCTGCTACTTATGCGCTTTGTTTAGAATTACAAGCGTTGATCGAAGCACAAGATGCAACTGATAAATCACTTGGATATTTATTGAATCCTAAATTGAAAGCGTTCTTGAAACAAATCAAGAAAGATGCTGGATCAGGAATCTTTGTTTTTGCTGATGATCAATTAGATGGTATCAATGCCGTTTCTACTTCTTTGGTTCCAGCTTTAGCAGCCGGTGCAAATCAACCGCTTATTTATGGTGATTGGTCACAAATGACAATCGGTCAATGGGGTGCAATCAACATCAAAGTGAATCCTTACAGTGCTGATCTATCTGACAGTATTCGTTTGACATTGAACACACACGCTGATATGCAAATCGCAAATCCTAAAGCGTTTGCAATAAGCAAATTCTTAACTGCATAAGATGGCAAAGGTTAAAAAATCAATCCCGGTGGAAACGCCGGGATTTATTAAAATAAAGGTTTTAAAATCGTTAGCTGGTAAGTTTTTATTACCGCAAAACGAAGGTGCAATTCTTGAACTTCCTGAAGCACAAGCCAACGAGATCGTTGAAAGCGGTTTTGGTGAGTTTATAAAATAAAAAAACTATGGTTACAAATGTAAATTTTACACCGGCAACACTCGAAATTGTTTCTTTGGCAAAAGCTAAAAAACAACTTCGCCTGGAAACATCCTTCACTGATGAAGATGATTTAATACAGGCTTATATTGATGCGGCTGTAATTGCTTCCGAAAATTTTATAGGTGGCCACATCCAGCAAAAGGATATGGTGCTTTCAATGGATTCGTTTGATTCGCCTATCGAGTTTGAAGCGTTTCCGATGCAAAGTATTACTACTGTAAAATATTATCCTGCTGATGGATCTGCTGAAGTAACAATGAGTAATACACTATACAAATTAACAAAGCTGAATGACAAAGTGTATTCGCTTCGATTTGTAAATGACACACCTGAAGTTGCTGATCGTTTCGATGCGGTGACGATTACAATTGTAGTAGGGTTTTTAGTAAATAAAACACCTAAACCAATACTGCAAGCCATATTGTTGCAAGTCGCTGATATGTACGAACGCCGTGAAGATCGTTCTGAAGTGTTTGGCACTACTGCAATGGCTTTATTAAGACCTTATAAAAGATACTAATGGAAAAAACACCTTTCATTGGCCAAATGGACAGATTGATTTCAATAGTTGAAAACGTAAAAACACGAAATTCTACTGGCGAAGAAGAAACAACCGAAGCTGTTGTGGCAAGTCCTTATGCGCAAATGACTGATGTTTCAGGAAATGAAGATATTGAAGGCAAAGTAAGGCATTTAATAAATAGGACCTACATCATCCGGTACAATCAAACAGTAAAAGCGAAAGCTAATGCGTTGATAATTATCGATGATTCAAAAAAATACGATGTATATCACATCAAAGAAATAGGCCGAAAAAAGTACTTGGAAATATTGGTAAAAGATTATGAATAATGGCTGGATTAGCAATTGAAGTAAAAGGTTTTGAAGAACTAAAAAGAAAAATTATTCTTTTAGGATCGGACAAAGATAAAAAGCGCGAAATGCTTTTGATACTTCGGCAAATTGCAAAACCTACATTATCAACAGCAAAAGTACTGGCACCAATTTCAAAGAAAATACACAAAGCACGTGGCGTGACAATATCGCCTGGGAACTTAAAAAAATCTTTGGGATTTATTACCGGTAAAAATAACAATCCAACAGTGTATGTTGGTGCAAGGGCAAAAGGACCGAACAAAGGTTGGTATGCCAATTTTGTTCACGATGGAATTAATATTTACAATAAAGGTTTCAAGCGTAAACATACAAAAGGGGTAAATGCTGCTGGTGTAAAATCCCGAACCGTTGGGAATCCGTTCCTGGCGAATGCTTATGATTCAACAAAAGGAATTGTTACTGCTGATGCAGAACGCCGAATGGCAAATTTTATGCAACGCCGAATCGATAAATTGAAATAATATGCTTGAAATATCCGAAGGTTTATCTGCTTATTTAGCCACACAAACCGTGTTCACTACGGCAATGGGTGCAAAGCTTTCGCCAATTGTAGCACTACCGGAAACCGCGTTTCCTTTCGCTACATATAGAATAACCGAACAATCCATTAGTTCCTATGATGGAACCGCTGGAACGGTCCAATTGTATTTTTGGTATGGACCAAAAGAATATAAAAAATGTGCACAATTTACAGATGCAATGAAGGCTGTGATTGATGGTAAAGACAATTACCAGTGGCAAAATTCATCGATTGATTTCATTGAAGAAAACCAATCGTTTGTGGGAATAATAAATTTTAGTACAAATTAATAAATAAAAAAAAGATGGCAGTTTCAACAATTTACAAAGGTAAAAACCTTCGATTTTCCTTCGATGGAAAAACGCTTTATCACGCAACTTCTTGTAAGTTGTCGTTAAGCACAAAACTGGAAGCAATAGCAACCAAAGACACAAACGGAACCGTTTCGACACCTTCGAACTACGAATGGAGTTTATCGGCTGATGCGCTTGTAGCAAACAAACCTTCAGGATCTACAACACAAGAAGGATTTATGGATTTGGTAGCTTTACAGCTTGCCGGAACTGAAATCGAAGTAGAATTCACTACTGGTGAAATAGGTGATTTTGTATTGACTGGAAACGTTTATATCGAATCTAGTGACATCACTGCCGAAACTGGAAACAGTGTTACCGGTTCATTCAGTTTCAAAGGGAATGGTGATTTGGTTAAAACAACCGGTGCATAATGTCAATCATTCAAATTAAAAACAAAACTTTCAAGCTGAAATTCGGCTTGAAAGTTTTTCGTTTATTGGGAACCGCTTGGAACACACCCACACTGAACGCAACAATGGCACGATTCACTTGTTTGCAAACCTTATCTGATGATTTATCCTTTGAACAATTGGATGTGATTACAGATTTAATTTTGGCAGCAGTCCAGGCGAATGAAGAAAACACTGAAATCCTTACGCGTGATGAAATTGACGATATGATTTTATGTGACACACCCACAATGATGAATGTGATTGAAAAAGTATTAATTGGATTCACAGAATCATTACCAAAGAATGATCCGGGAAAGTTGCAAGCCGTGAAGAAAGCGGCGAAGAAATAAAGGACCGCACCTGGGATCAGATTGAAGAATTAGCATTGGGTGAAATAGGATTAACGGTTGATTATTTTTATAGTTTAACACCACGCCAATGGTCCAACACTGAAAAAGGATATTATGCCAAAGAATTAATCCTGATGAAGGATCGCTGGATTCAAACCCGAAAACTAATGTGGGCGGTTTTGATGCCAAACGCTAAAAACTTAAAAGAATCTGAAGTGCTTTCTTTTCCTTGGGATGCTGAAAATGGTGTTGAATTTACAGATGAAGATCACCAGGCGTTATTAGATGAAGTCGAAAAAGTAAAAGCTTTTTACGATGCAGTCGATGCAAAAAAAGCAACGGCCAAAACTGAAAAGTGGGATTTAAAATAAAAGCACCTGAAATACCTGATTTTATGAAGGATGTTTTTGATGGTTTTAAATAGTTTGAAATTCAAACCAAAACAAAACAACTACTATTATATTTTTACATCATAATAAAATAA